TCATGAGTGTTATTACTCTTAAAAAGAAGTTAGAAGCCGTGAGCGAGCGATTAGACAAGCAGAAAGGCTATTGGAAGAGTGTAGAGTATAGCAGAGAGATACAGAGTAATCAGCTTTCGAAAGAAATTCAAGAAAAGGTAGATTGTAGTACCAAAGAAATTAATAAAACTGTAAAAGAAGAAGCTGGTAGGATATTATTCACACCATTAAAAGTAAGGCAGGTGTAAGTCATGAATAAACGATTTTCTAAAGAGTGGAATGAGTTAGTAAGTAAATATCAGAAAGCAGATTTGGCAGAGCGTTTAATGATTGAATATTTCAGTGAAGGTAGCTATGTTGTAGTTGCTAAAAAATACAATGTTACATCAACTTGCATCATATCAAACATAAATAAATATATAGCTGATGTCTATGAAGAAAAGCCTTATATAGTTGATTTGTACAAAGCTAAGGCGCAAGAAAATAAGATGAAAGGCAGCATGGATGAACCAAGATTGAAAAAGTTTGATGTAAGAATGTTCGAAACACTCCCAGTAGAAATGGAATATACAAAGTTCTTAGATGTGGTTGGTAAATATGATACTGATATGCTGACAGGTGAGTATCTAGCAAGACTAGCAAAGAAGAATGGTGTAAAACTTTATAACATTGACTTGTATAGTGGTTCTAAAAAATACATTAAATTTTAGGAGGAAGAAGTATGGAGTATATAAATGAGATTAATATAATGGAAGCAACAATCCATGTATTAGATAATAATGCAGACGAACCAATACTAAATGAATATTTATTACAACTTACTGAAGAAGTATATGAATTTGTGTTTAAACATGTTCAAAGATCTTTAAGAGATGATGAATTAAGGTATGCAGTATTTAACCACGAGAGAAATATTGTTAAGGAAGTTGCTAAAGAATATTTAAGCGGTGAATGTGATTTAGTTAGAGTATCCAAAGAATTAGCAAGACAAATGTTTATTCTTATGAGATCAAAGGGGAATATTCCATCATGTGACTTGTTAACAGTTGGTTTTACAACAGAGCATGGACCATTCATAGGAATATTCAAGATGGATTATATCAAGAATTATATGCACAATGTAGAGTTTGTAGAGGACAATATAGGAATTAATCTAATACCACAATTTACTGGATTACCATCAAGTAGTGCAAAAATACAAAAGTGTGCATTTATAAGACCGTTTAACAGTGAAAATAAATATGATTTATTAGTAATAGACAAGCAGAAGAAAAGTAATAAGGATAGCGAGGATTATGGAGCCAATTACTTCATGGATAACTACCTTGGATGCAAGATAATAACCAATGATAGAGACAATACGAAGAACTTCTTAAGAGGTACTGAAAATTTCATTCAACGTTTTGTGAGAGAAGATGCTGAAACGGCTGAAATGATTAGGCGAGAGATAAGAGAAAAGATTACTCATGATGATGAAATTAACCTAGAAGAGGTTGCAAGTCTTATGGGTGAGGGAAAAGAAGGATATTTACTGCAAATGGCTAAGAGCTGCGATAATGAATTTAAAGTTGACAAGCATTATGTAGATAAAAAGTTGAAAAGGATAAGACTTAAGGTTGACAAAGATATAGATATTTATTTAAACCAGGAATCTTATAACGATAGAAGTAAATTTGAAGTTGTAAGAAATGGTGATGGTAGCATTAACATGGTCATAAAAAACATTATGAATTATGCTGAAAAGTAGGTAATGAGGTTGTATGAGGACACAGTCATAATTCTGTGTTCTCATTAAGAGATCTTATTTTAAATTATACTGGAGCTAATGTATGAGAACTAAAGTATGTAAGATGTGTGGTAAAGAGTTGTCAATTGAAAGTTTCAACATAAGAAAAGGGTATAAGGATGGTTATAATACAAAATGCAAGAAATGCGAAGTTAGATATAACCAAGAATATTATAAAAAACATAAAGCTGAATTAGATGAAAAACATAAAAAATATCGTGAAAATAATAAGGAATATTTAAGTAATCTAAGGAAGCAGTATTATAAAAGCAATAAAGAAAAGGAATTAGTACAGGCTAAGATGTGGAGAAATAAAAATAAAGACAAAATAAGAAATTCATCTAAAAGGTGGTATGAATGTAATAAAGGCAAAGTATTAGTTAAAAATCAACGCAGGAGAACTAAACTTAGTGAGCTACCAGCTACAATTACTAACGAACAGTGGATACAAATTAAAAATGATTTTAAAAACAAATGTGCATATTGTGGAAGAAAATTGCCTTTGCATATGGAGCATTTTATACCATTAAGCAAAGGTGGAGAAATGACAGTCAACAATATTATACCTTCTTGTAAAAGTTGTAATTGCAGCAAAGGTACTAAGTTATTTCATGAATGGTACAAAGAATATGAACATTATGATGTGACAAGAGAAAAACATATATATAAATACTTAAGATATGTGAATAGTGGGATACAACAATTAAAAATTATATAGTTATAAGATTCTATTATCATATGAAAATCAAATAAGAATGAAAGAAGGTAGTATTTATGAATTTAGTAGTCTTAAAAGGAAGATTAACAGCTGATCCAGAGCTTAAGTTTACAGCAGGAAAAGGAACTGCAGTAACAAGTTTTAAATTAGCAGTAGATAAAGGATTTGGAGATAACAAGAAAACTGCATTTATTCCAATAGTAGTTTGGGGAAAGAGTGCAGAAGCAGTAGCTAATTATACTCGCAAAGGTAGCTTAATTCTAGTTAGAGGAAGCATTGAAACTAGAAACTATGAAGGTAAGAACGGAAAAGTTTATGTAACGGAAGTAGTTGCAGATATGTTTGAAGGAGTAGAGTTCCTGGATAGTAAGAACAATAGCAGCAACAATAGCGAAGGTGGATATCAGCAGCAAGGAATACCTTCCGATTATTTCGGCAATGGAGATATGACTCCAATAGATGATGGGGAAGACATGCCTTTTAATTAAGGAGTTAGATATTCTCCGTAATCAAAAATATCATTAGTGGATTAACTTATAAATTTAATTGGATTTCGGCTCTTTAACACAGCAGAGGGATGTATTAACTACTAAATATTTTAGAAAAGGATGTGAGGTAGTTAATCATGCAATGTATATTAGCAAGTCACCCCCTGACTGATAAATATAAATTGTCGCTCCCTCTGTTGTCCTAAGGAGCCGGTCCAGAAAGGAGAAAAGATTGAATAGAGAAGAGAGAATTGAGTTATATAGAAAAGCTATAGGAAACTATGGAGAAGCAGCACAACAAATTGTTGCTATGGAGGAATGCAGCGAACTGATACAAGCTATATCTAAAAAGCTGAGAGGTAGAGAAACGAACCTAGAGGAAGAGATAGCAGATGTTGAGATAATGTTAGAGCAGCTTAAGTTAATGAGTAATGAATCGTTGATTGAGGAGATTAAAGAGAGTAAGCTGCAGAGATTAGAGAAGAGATTAAATGAGTAATCTGATTAAATTATGAGGTAGAAGGAGGAGTATTAATGGCTATTAATATGATGTGTATGAATGATAAATGTAAATACTATTGGGAAGATAGTTGTGTTAGAAACTTAAATGAAGAACGTATTGAGATTAATGAACATGGGAAATGTGAAACATTTGAAGAAGGTATATGTGACTGGTATGAAATTAAAATTCATGAATTAAAGATACTTCCAGAGTTTTTCACAGCAGTATTAGAAGGTAAAAAACCATTTGAACTTAGAAAGAATGATAGGAATTACAAGGTAGGAGATACACTTAAATTATATGAATTTGATGGGGGGAAGTATACAGGTAAGTATACTCTAAAGAATATAACGTATGTATTAAATGGTGGACAGTATGGGTTAGATAAAGATTATGTGATCTTAGGAATTAAGTAATTCTTAATTTGTAGATATTGAGAATTAAATAGAGAATTTGTTCTTTGAAAATTGAATAGTATGGTATTTACAAATTATTATATAATTAACTTATAATAATGTTAAAGTGTTAAAATGTATATATAAAGAATAAGGGGGGAAGTTTATGAATAAAATTTATAAAAATCTTATAAAATCATTTTTACTTGGAATAGTAATTCTTTATGGATTTATATTTGTGTTTTATGAGATATTTAGATTTAGTGGGGATGATGCATCAATAGCAGTAATAGGATTAGCTATTATTTCAACAATAATTTACAGTACATATATTATAATTGATTCAATAAAAGAATATTGTGGAAAATAAAGTATCAACAATCAATTTTTAATATATTACGAAAGCAAAATTAAATATTAATTTAATCATAATACCGTACTATTCAAAACTGAATATACGGTATTTTTTATTTCGCAATTCAAAGAAATTACGCAATAAAATTAAGGAGGAGTTTTAATGTTATCAGGTAGAGAAATGCAAAAACTAAAAAAATACTCGTTTGGTAAATCAGACTTATTATTAAAAATTGGTGAAGATATTAAAGGTCAATTCTATATAAGACCAATCAGATGGAGTGGTTCATATAAGGGTGATAAGTTAAAAGAAGGCGAATGTTTAGCAAGATTTGATACGAGAGAAGATGCAGAAGATGCTTTAATAAATATTTGTGGGTACTCTAAAAAATATGTAGCCAGTCTTTCTTCGTAATTCAACTATTAAGTGAAGGAGGACAAGATGATTAAGGTTACTGATGTTATTAAATATAGTTCACAAGGTAGATTAAAATGGGGTGTAGTTACATGTGTTCTAACTATAAATGAGAGTGGTAATACAGAATGTATAGGAAAACATTTATATTGGGTTCAACCACTTGAAGGTGAAAAATTAAAAGAAGATATACTTGAAGATGATGTCAAAGAATTATATACGATTAAAAATATTCATTAATCAAATAAAACAAGAATTTAGGAGGTAAGTAAATGAGAGTAGATTTAGGTAAATATATTATTCAAACAGATGAAGTTCAGTTTGTAGTTAAGGAAAAGAAAGTAGTTCAACCTGGAAAGCTCACAAAGGAAGAAAATGTCGGTAAAGAAATAGAAAAGGATATTGCATACTGTTCTAGTTTTGAAAATGCTTTGAAATTCCTTTCCAAAAGAGCTTTTATCGACAATGAGGATATAAGAGACGTTGTGAAGGAAACGAAGGTTCTACAAAGCAAAATAGAAGGTTTAACACAGTTGTTTGAGTTAGAAGGAGGTATGGAGAATGAAAATTAGGAAAAGTAGATTTAAATATCTAATGAAGCACTATCATAACCATAAGCTGTATTCTATAGGGAAAGATAGCTATTTGGCAATCAGACCATTTAAATATATTTTAAGAAATCTAGTTGAAGTGTTGAAATATACAGTGGTACTTCCTTACGGTTTGATTTGTTGTATAGCAAACTTTATAACAGAAATTCCATATTGGGTTAAAGAATTTTGGAGAGATTTAAAAGAATGTTGTCCAATAGCTTATATAAAAGTTGTAGATGATGAAGAGATTCAGGTAATAGAGTAGTTCATAATCCAAATAGAAAGTGAGGTTAATATTTATGGAGTTCAATTTTATTACAGAATGTACAAGTTGCAACCAAAGAAAACCATGCAATGAGGAAATTGTAGAGATAGATGGTGAACAAAGGCTCATAAACTTTTGCAAAGAGTGTTATGAAGAAATAGAAGAAATAGAAAAGGATTTTGAAAGTATTTAATTTGTAGAGAGTGTGAAATAAGGAGAGTGAAGTAATTTATGATATTGGGTTGTAAAATAGGCTGTTTATGTTCTGATATCAACAAAGATTATTGTTGTAGAGAATGTGACAATCATAGAAACTGTGAAAGCAAATGTGACTTTTTAAACTATATATACAGCAGGGAGGGAATACTTAAGACCTGCGACGATTCATATATAGTTAATGAATAGTCTGTGGATATTGCGAAGGATATAATATGGAATTTGATAAGTTTCTTGATAAAGTTTTAGAGAATGTAATGTCGCAAGATGGCATGGAAAAAGTAAAAAAATATATAAAAGAAGATATGAATTTATGCGGTTTTAACTATGATACTACTAAGGTAGAATGTCAAGTATTTGATGAAAGTGATAACTATGAACCAAGAGTTGAAGTGTCAAGCGAAGGATATAGTGATGGTGAAGTAATATTTATAGATTATCATTTAGACTAGTTCGCAATTCAAATAATTTATGAATACGTTAAGGAGGATTAAGACATGGATGGATATATGTGTCATAACTGTAGAAGTAGACATAAAGATGGTGAAGTATTTTATTCTGTTTTGTGTACTGATGGTCTACATGTGCCAACTTGCTCTATAGAATGTTTTAACATTGTAAAAGAAAACCAAGTTAAAAAATTAAAGAATAAATTAAAAGAAATTGAAGAACAATTTCCAGATGCCATGACTTGGTAATACTCAATTCAATAAAATGGTGTAAAAATAACTCGTAATGAATATATAGGAGATGAATAAAATGTGGCATCCATTTTGTAATGTTTATGATTTAGATACAGAAGATAATCCAGTTGAAAATGGCTATATCGACCATGTATGTAAATGTGGAAGTACAAATGTCAATATAATGTCAGTGGTCGAAAATAAGATAACTACAAAGGACGGAATAACTATTCCAACAGCAGATATAACTTATATATGCAATGATTGTGGTTATGCTGAATTAGATAGGAATTACTTATATAAATATTAAGGAGGAAGTATGAAAAAATGTAATTTTTGTGGTAGGACTGAAAAAGAAGTTAAAAGGATAATAACCGCTAAAGATGGTGATATATGCGATACGTGTGTACTTCTATGTATGGAAATATTAATTAATGATCAAGCAGAATATAAAGAAATAGAATTTACAGAAAATAATAATTAATACGCAATTCAAAGAAACTATTCAGATTAGTGAGGATTTAGGACAAGTTCCTATCCTTACTAATTGTGTAAAATTAAATTTGATACAATTGAGGTGATAAAATGTTGCAAATACTTGAGCTATTTGGAGGGATTGGAGCACCTAGAAAGGCGCTTGTTAATTTAGGTGTGCCAGTTAAGTCGATAGATTATGTTGAAATAGATGAAAAGGCAGTACGTAGCTACAATGCAATTTTTCAAAAGGACCTAGGGTATAAAACTCAATCAGTTGTTGGATGGAACTTGAAACCTGATATTCTTATCCATGGAAGTCCATGTCAAGATTTCAGCATAGCAGGAAAACAAAAGGGAGCTGATGAAGGTTCAGAAACTCGAAGTAGTTTGATGTGGGAAACACTCAATATCATCAAACAAATGGGAGTATGGAAGCCTCGTGTGGTTATTTGGGAGAATGTTCGAAATGTCCTTAGTAAGCATATGCTCCATAACTTTAATAGGTACTTGGAAGAAATGCAAAGGTTAGGATATACATCTAACTTTGAGATATTAAATGCTATGGATTTTGGATTACCACAGAATAGGAATAGAGTATTTACTGTGAGCTGCTTAGATGGTACCTTCTTTAACTTTGAAACACTAGAGAAAAAGCCTATGAGAAATATTAAAGAATTTTTAGAAGGTACAGAGGAAGAAAAATATATTGTTACTCAACCAAGCATGTTGAAACTTATAAATAAAACTACTAACTCAGCATTCAATGGCAGAGTAGAAATTATTAAAGACCATTGTAAGACAATAACATGCAAACAAATGAGAAGTCCGAACAGTGGTGTTATTGATTTAGGTGACGGAAGATATAGATATTTAACTGAAAAAGAGTGTTGGAGGCTTCAAGGATACAGTGACGAAGATTTTGAAGCAGCTTTAAAGGTTCATCCAGGCATTCAAGGCAAATTAAATGGAGCACTTTATAAACAGGCTGGGAATAGTATTCCTATCCCTGTACTAGAAGCAATATTTAAACAGATTTTAAATTAGAGGTGATTTAATGAGATATAAATTTACTGATACAGAGCTTAAGAAAGTAATGAGCAACCTTACTATACTGATTGATACAAGAGAACAGGCCAATGAGCATGTAATAGAGTTCTTAACTAAGAAGAAGATATCTTATGAAGTTAAGAAACTTGATTTTGGAGATTATGCTTGCATGCTTCCAGCCAATAGTTTTGAAGGTCAAGAGAGGGCGATTTACTTTGATAGAGATATTGTAATCGAGAGAAAGAATGGTATTGATGAAGTCGCAGGAAACTTAAAGGATGATACAAGAATACTTAAGGAATTAGCACACTTAAATAAGTATAACATTAAATATTATGTGTTCCTGGAAGAGCCTGAAATGAATGAAACATTAAAAGGGTTAAATGCTGAAGAGAAGAAACATCTCAAAGAATTTATGAAAATACTAGAAAGTAAAAATGTATGCTTAAAACCAGAAGGTTTTGATTTCAACATAAGGAAAGGCAATTACAGAAGTGAGTATCAGCCTAAAAGTCTATATGCAAGATTAAAGACGATTGAAGCACGATACAATACTGTTATTCGTCCTATAGACAAGCAATTCATGGGTAGCGAGATATACAATACATTTTACTATTATGTGCGTGAGGTGCTTAAGAATAAGGGGTTTATAGAGGAGGTAGTTGAAAATGAATGATAAGACTGCATACTTAATAGAGGTATTTATATTCTTCGGATGGATTCCAATATTAGCTATTGGTAAAGCAATATCCATGTGTATAAATGCTAGAAGTTGTTATAAGTGTACGTGTAATAGCTGTATCAAGGAGGATGTAGAGAATGAGGGAGATTAAGTTTAGAGCTTGGGATAAATCAAATGAAGAAATGATAAACTTTGATGAAATAGAAGGAATTAATTTTGAAGGTGAATTTTTGTATATAGGAACATCTAAAAATCTAGAATGTATATTAGGATTTGAATTTGCAGAATTAATGCAATACACCGGATTAAAGGACAAGCATGGTAAAGAAATTTATGAGGGAGATTTATGTAAGTCATATAACGGATATATACAAGAAGTTGTATGGAAAGATAATTCATGGATGTATAAAATGAAAGTTAATAAAAAGTATCAAGGTGAAGCATATGTAGAAATAGTTTATAGTTCAATGGGTGATACAAGCCATAGAAATTTTGGTGATGAAATTATAGGCAACATATACGAAAATCCAGAGTTGGTGGAGGGGTAGAGCATGACTAGACTTGAACAGATTAAGCAGATAGAAGATAGAATAATTGAAACTAAGAAGCAGCTTAAGGAGTTAGATGAATTATATCTTAAAGCCTTTTCTCCTAAAGGTTATAAAGGTGGTACAAGCTATAATGATTACGATACGATTCCAGGAGGAAATAAGGAATATCATCTAGATCAGTATTGTTTACAAAAGAATAAGCTAGAAACTTTACTTATGATAGACCGAAATATATTAAGTAATCTTAAGAGAGATATAAATGTTGATGAAACTCTTAAATTATTAAGTAATAATACTTTGAAGGTTAAATTTTTAAGGATAGTTGCTGGATATACACAGAAGGAAACAGCAGAGAAGCTAGGTATAAGCGAAAGTTCTGTTTATAGAATGGCTAAATCTGAATAGAATGTACAAATTGTGAATTAGTTAAGAAGGGGGATTTTTATGGAGAAGTTATTAGAGTTTATTAATAAACAGATTAAAAGTCTAGAGCGAGAAAAACACAACTTAGGTTGTGGCGAGGATTATGATTGCTTAGATGGTGAAATCAATTATTTACTTGAACATGTGAATAATACAGTGCAGATAGCAAGAAAAGATGGAGCAATAAATGCCTTGTCAGATATAAAGAAATTAATTGAACAAGGCATGATATAATTCACAATTCAAATAAAAGCCATGGTTTAATCATCTCGGATTTTACCATTTATAAATGAATTAAAATTGAATAGAAAATGACATGTAAATGACTATTTACAACAGTTTCAATCCAATGCTATGATATAGTTAACCAATAAACCGTTAGGGAGTAATCCTTAGCGGTTTTATTATTTAGCTCATATACCTAGGGTATAATGAGAATCCAGACCTTCGACCAAGGACTGGTTTTTAGTGGAGCTGGTCATAGGGTGTTCCAGCAAGAGCAGATATGGGTTTGGGCAAGGCTGCTTAGTCTAGTTGCTATAACGGAATCAAGTATTCCAGCAGCTAGGCTTTTTATTTTATTTAAATATATTAGAAAGTGGTGAGAATATGGATGGTATATATACAAGTTATAAGTGTAAGAGTTGTAGTAAAGAAATAGTTTTATTAACTGATGAATTAGAATCTACATTAAGAGAAGGTAAATATCTAGCATGTTCTCATTGTGGATCTAGAAAGCTAGCTAAAGAATTAGTTACTGATGATCTAAGAGAAGTAACTAAAGCTAGAAGTTATAAAAGAGTTAACGGTAGAATAAGACAAATATAGTTATTGAAAGTGAGGTGTAAGTATATGAGTAATACTAAGAGAATAGGAAGACCATTTAAGTTTACTGACCCAGATAAGTTAGATATGCAGATAGAAGAGTTCTTTAATGATTGTAAAGATAATAAGAAAATACCTACTGTAACTGGTTTAGCAGTGTATTTAAATACTGATAGGCTAACTCTATTAAACTATGAGAATTGCTTAGATAATCCAGCTTATGAGGAGTTAGATTATGATGTGAAAGTACACTTGATAAACTCGATAAAAAGAGCTAAGCAAAGAGTAGAATCTGAGTATGAACAGGCTTTATTTAACAAGAATAGTGCAGTTGGAGCTATATTTACCCTCAAGAATAACTACAAGTGGGTAGATAAGCAGGAGATAGAGCAGACTAACAAGACCATTGAGGTATCACTAGAGGATTAAAGTACAATGGTGAGAAAATTAAGTAATATCAATGTAATAGATACAATATAGTGAATAATCATAAATGATAATTGACGTTATTCTTCTAAAGGCTTATAATAAAAGTATAAGTAGGGGGGTACCATTCTAAATAGTATACCTAAAACCGTATGGCGCTTCCCAAAAATATTTTTTCAAAACAAAGGGGGCCTTTAGAATGAAGGTATATGGCTATATAAGAGTTAGTACTGCAACACAAGTGGAAAAAGGATATGGATTAAAGACACAAGAAGAATCTATAAAGAGGTATTGCAAAGAAAACAATTTAGAACTGGTTAATATATTCAGTGATGAAGGTTTAACAGGTACAGAAGCAGATAGACCAGGGCTAAATGATTTACTTAGCAGCTTTAATGGAATCAATAAGGTTGTAGTATTAAATACTTCAAGGTTATGGCGAAGTGATATTGTAAAGGTACTGGTTAGAAGAGAAATAGAAAAAGCAGGTGCAGATGTAATAAGCATTGAACAGCCGACATATAGCATATACAATAAGGATCCTAATGATTTTCTAATAAATGGTATGATGGAGTTATTGGACCAATATGAAAGAATGAGTATATCATTAAAACTTGCAAAAGGCAGAAGAACTAAAGCAAAGAGTGGTTCAAAACCTTGTGGTGTAGCTCCAATGGGTTATAAATGGGAAAAAGGAAAGATATTGATTGATGAGGAGAAGGCTGCGATAGTTAAGGAAATATTTAATCTTGCATTGAATAATAACTCACTTCAAAAGATAGCTGATAAAATTAATTCTCAAGGCTATAGAACTGATAGAGGAAAAGAATTTAGCAAACAAGCTATTTCAGTTATTTTAAAAAATAACTTTTATACAGGCATTGTAAGCCATGGTAATATTGAAGTAACTGGAGAACATGAAGTTATAATTACTAAAAGTACATTTACAAAAGTACAAAATATTTTAAATAAAAGGTTTAAGGGATAGAGCAATTCTATTCCTTTTTTATTTATAAGGAGGTGATTGACTACTATGAGTAATACAAAATTCAAAATATCTAAGCAATGCTTTAATGATGTATATCTATCACAGTTACAGAATTATAATACTAGATTTAATGTATTCTATGGTGGTGCTGGAAGTGGTAAGTCACACTTTGTATTTGCTAAGATGGTATTTAAGTATTTAAAGTTTTCCAATCGTAAGTGCCTGGTAGTTAGAAAAGTAAGTAATACTTTGAGGGATTCATGCTTTGCATTGGTTAAGTCAATTCTAAGTGATTGGCATTTATATGACCAATGTAAAATTAATAAAACAGATTTAACAATTGAGCTGCCTAATGGTAGCCATTTTATTTTCAAGGGTATGGATGATCCAGAAAAGATAAAATCCATTGCTGATATTGATGACATAGTAATTGAAGAATGTACAGAGATTGATGTGTTTGACTTTGACCAACTATGTTTAAGACTTAGAAGTCAAAGTGGTATGCTTCAGGTACATTGTATGTTCAACCCAGTTAGTAAAGAAAATTGGGTATACAAAAGATGGTTTGCAGAAGATGCAGACTATAACAAGGATAATACAGTAATTCTGCATACCACTTATAAAGATAATAAGTTTTTACCACAGGAATATATTGATAACTTGTTAGAAATGAAGAAAACAAATCCAGCTTATTATAATATTTATGCTTTAGGTGAATTTGCGAGTTTAGATAAGTTGATTTATACAAACTGGAAGGTTGAAAACTTTGACTACATGCAAATCTTAAAGGAAGTTAAGGACAGTAAAGCTATATTCAATCTGGATTTTGGTTACACTAACGATCCTACTGCTTTTGGAGCTGAAATCTTAGATGAAGTTAATAAAAGGCTATGGATATTTGATGGGTTTGAAAAAAAAGGTCTATTAAATGATGAAATAGCACAGAAAATTACTGAAATGGGATATAGAAAAGAAGTTATTACTTGTGATAGTGCTGAACCTAAGAGTATTGAAGAACTAAGGCGAAATGGATTAATAAGAGCAAGGGGAGCTGTAAAGGGTAAGGATAGTATTATTAATGGTATTAACCTACTGCAGCAATATGAAATTATAGTACATCCTAAACTTACATGGGTAGTTGAGGAATTAAAAAACTATACATGGAAGAAAGGTAAGGATGGAGAATATATAAATGTACCTATAGACAAATATAATCATAGCTTAGACAGTATTCGATATGGTGTGACTACTGAAATAGGAATGGCGAGAACTAAAGTTAAGTTTTTAGATAAAAGCTTATTATTTTAAGCTAGGAGGTGAGAAAATGATTTTCAATTTAGATACAGCAATGAAATTAAAAGAAAAATATGAATCTGAACTTCCTTTATATACAAAGATGTATGACTATTATAAGGGGAAAACAGAAATATTCACTAATTACCCTAATACAGAAAGAAGTAATAAGGTAGTAAATACAAACTATGTTAAGAAGTTCATTACGGAGCACGTGGCATATGGTGTTGGAAGCCAAATAACATACACCAGCATGAGTGATGATGAAGCAGTAGTAAGGGACATAGAATATAATACTCAAATACAAAAAGGCTCACTAGATGCAATTTTATACAAAAATATGCTTATCTTTGGTAAGTGTTATGAGATAGCTTATATAGATAATGAAGAATTAAAGTTTAAAGTAGTAAATCCACTTAATTCAGTTGCTTATTGCAATAACGAGGATGAAGTTGAGATGCTACTTTATTTTTATAGAAAAGAATTAGACGATACACTTTATATTAATTGTTATTGTGATGAAGGTATTTATCATTTTAATGAGGAGTTTGAAGAGTCTGAAGAATTTACACCTTCTTATTTCGGTTGTGTTCCAGTATCAGTTGCAAGATTAGATGAGGAAGAAAATGAAACTATATACAATGATATAAAAACACTCCAAGATTCTTTTGAAAATATCTTAAGTGACTGGATCAATAACAGTGCTGACTTAAGGGATGCTTATTTAGTTCTTACAGGGTTAGATTTAGACACAGAGGAAGCTAAGAAAATGAAGTCTAGTGGAATAATGCAAATTCCAGACCCAAGTGGTAAGGCTGAATTTCTAATAAAGAATATACCAAGTGACTACATTAAAAATTTAGCTGATACATTAGAAGATAAGATATATCAAATATCTCAATCTATTAATAGTAATGAAGCTATGCAAAGCAACTTAAGTGGAGTGGCAATTCTAAGCAGAATTATAAATCTTAGGAATAGAATAGGAATAGAGCAGAAGGCATTAGGTGATGCAATTAGAAATAGGTTAAAGCTTTTATTTATCTATTTAAGACAAGCTTATAGTAAAGATTATAACTATAGAGATATAAAGATTAACTTTACAATGAACGTTCCTTCTGATGATATTTCTATGGCCCAAATAATTAGTCAACTTAATGGGAAATTAAGTGCTGAAACTGGATTAAATCAATTAAGCTTTATTCAAAATGGTAAAGCAGAGTATGCAAAAGCACTTGCAGAACAAAAACAAGCTATGGATGATGTAGATTTAGATAACATAGAGGGTGGTATAGTTGAATAAATACCAGCAATTTTTCAATGATAAATCTTTAGAGTTTGCAGAGGAGTTATATAAGAGGGCTGACAAGGAACTTTTACAGCTACTTAAGCAGCAGAAGATAGACAGAGATACTTTAATGACACAAGTAGCAAATATAATGTTAAAGTATGAAATTAAAGATAGTGTTTTAAACTTATCTAATAACGATTTCAAGAAGGTTTACCAAGAAGTGAAGTTAACAGTTGTCGAGGTATTCAAAGAGGAGACCGAGAAGGAAATAAACGGTTTAAGAGAATTGCTAATCACAATAGGACAAGACAAGTTCTATAGTAGTTCTTTTTTATTGTCCTTAGGCTTGAATTTTAAACTACAAAAGATAAGTGAAAAGGCATTAGAGAAAATTATCAACAAAAAAATTAATGGGTTAATCTATTCTGATAGAATCTGGGCAAATAAAAAGAAAGTTGCAAAGTTACTACAGAATGAAATAAAAGAGTTTTTGCAAGGTAATATAACGGTTAATGATATTGAAAAGGTAATAAAACATAGATTTAATTCTAATGCTAGTAACACTAAAAGGTTAGTAAGAAATGAAACTGCTAGAGTTCAAACAGAAGTCAATGAGGTTTGGGCAAAAGATTATGACATAGATTGGCAAATGTGGATGGCAACACTTGATGATAAAACTAGTAAAATATGTGGAAGATATGATGGTAAGAAGTGGAGAAGAACTGACCCAAATAAGAAAATACCTATCGAAGATTCACATATTAACTGCAGATGTTCTTTAGTATCATTACCTAGTGAAGATTACAAGCCTAAATTCAGAAGAGATAATCAAAATAAAGAAAAGGTAAATTGGCAGACTTATGAGGAATGGAAAGTAGGGATAAAGTGAAGCTGATTGAAAAAATAAAGCAAATATTTAACACTAAAAATCATAAACATGAAATAGTTTATCAAAAAGACTTTGGTTACAGATGTAAATGGTGTAATAAACCTAAATCACAATGTAATTAAGGCCTTTTATTATATTTAAAATTAAGGAGGAGAATATGGCTAAGTATAGAAAGAAACCAGTTGTAATTGAAGCTTTTAAGTGGACTGGAGACATGAACCAAGTAGAAGACCCAAAGTGGATAATTGAAGCAATTAAAAAAGGTACTATTTGGTTTGTAAATTATGAAGCCGATAAAACATGTGAAATGCTTATAAAGACATTAGAAGGAAGTATGAAAGCTAACCAAGGTGATTACATTATAAAGGGCATTAATGGGGAAATTTATCCATGTAAACCGGATATATTTGAAAAGACATACGAAAGAGTTTAATTAAGTCTTAGGCAACTAAGGCTTTTTATTATGCTCCGAAATGAGGATAAACTATTTAACCATAACACTCTAAGGGCAAGAACTTTAGGGGGTAGAAAGGGAGTTTTTAGGATGAAGAAAAGTGAGTTATTAAAACTTATAGAAAACGTTGCTGATGATGGGGAGATAAATGACTTATTATTGAGCAACGAAGAATTTAAGACTAAGGAAATTGATGTAGATAGTTTTAAAGAATTGTTAGCTAGCAACAAGGAGATTAAAGCTTATTATCAATCGGCTTTAGACAGTGGTATTAGTAAAGGTGTTGCAAAATTTGAAGAAAACTTTAAAGCAAATAAACTACCTGGACTAATAGAAGAAGGCATTAAAGCAAAGTCAGATGAAGGACTTACAGAGGAACAAAAGAAACTTAGAGAGCTACAGGCTACTCTTGAAGCTATGAAAAAAGAAAAAGAAGATGGTGAAAGATTAAGCAAGTACAGAAATAGCGAAGAAGGTAAAAATATACCTGAAAAACTACTATCTAAGTTAATATCAAATGATGAAACTTTAACAGCTGAATTAATTGGGTTATATAATACATCAATTAAAGAATTAGTTGAAGTACAAGTAAAAGAACGTCTGAATGGTGGGGCTTACAAACCACCTAAAGATGGAGAGTCAATAGTGAAAAATCCATGGAAGCCTGGGCAAATAAATCTAACTGAACAGGCTAGAATTTTAAAAGAAAATCCTGCTTTAGCAAAACAATTAATGGAAAGCAGATGTAAATAGGAGGAAAGTATAATGGCAGCAACAAAAATTTCAAATATTATAGTACCAGAGGTGTTTAATCCTTATGTAATCGAAAGAACAGCTCAATTATCAAAGTTAGTTAAGAGTGGTATTGTTGTACCTAGTGCAGAATTAGATGCATTAGCAATGTCTGGAGGAAAGTTAATTAATATGCCTTTCTGGAAGGACCTAACTGGTGATGATGAAGTATTATCAGATAGTGAAGCATTAACAGTAAATAACATAGGATCAGGTAAAGACGTAGCAGCACTTTTAATGAGAGGAAAAGCTTGGGGAGTTAATGACTTAGCTAAAGCTCTAAGTGGTGATGATCCAATGGGTGCAATTGGTGATCTAGTAGCAGATTATTGGGCAAGAATGGAGCAAAAAACATTACTAGCGGTATTAAAGGGAATATTCGGAGCAAGTTCAATGTCTGCAAATGTACATGATATATCTGGTCAATTGGAGGACGCAGCGAAAATAAGTGGCTTAAGCTTCATAGTTGCAAAGAATAAACTTGGAGATAACTCCGACAAGCTTACAGCGGTTATGATGCATTCTGATACATTCACAGTATTAGAGCAACAAAATTTGATTCAGTATATCCCAAATTCACAAGGTATTGTTGAGTTCCCAAGTTATATGGGTAAAGAGGTTATAGTGGATGATGGATGTCCTAAAGATAGTGATGTATATACTACTTACTTATTTGGTAAGGGAGCTATTGGTAAAGGGAATGGACAGGCTCCAGTACCAACTGAAACTGATAGAGATAGCTTAGCAGGTGAAGATATCCTTATCAATAGACAACATTTCATACTACATCCAAGAGGAGTTAAGTTCACTAATACATCTGTAGTTGGTGATTCTCCAAGTAATACAGAATTGGCAACCCAAACTAACTGGGAGAGAGTATATGAACCTAAGAATATAAGAATAGTAGCATTTAAACATAAAATATAATTGAAGGGGCAATATGCCCTTTCATTTTTAGGAGGATATTTATGGGATTAGCATCATTTAATCGTGCAAGAAGACTTGCAGCAATAAAAGCTAAAGAAGAAAATCAAAAAAGTTGCGAAGAAAATATAGAAAAAATGAAAGTTAAAGACCTAAAAGAAAAATGTAAAGAGCTTGGTTTAACAGAATTTGAAAACTTGAAAAAAGAAGAATTAATTGAACTTTTGAAAGCTACAGAGTAGGTGATTAGATGTATGATCCAACAGAAAAGGAGCAGATGGCGATTATAGCTATACGAAGGTACTTGAATAAGGACTTTACAGATACGGATATAAAGGAAAAGTTTGCTCTAGCTATAAAAGTTTTAATTAATAATGCTGAATATCTAATGAACACAAAGGTTTCTGGAGTAACTTCTATGAGTCAAGGAAGTCAGAGTATGACTTTTAAAGAAGGAATTGAAGCTTTTACTATTACAGATGATGTAAAGGCACTTTTACCAAGACCTTATATTAAGTTATTTTAGGTGGTGGATACTGTGATATTTTTTAAAAATACAGAGATTGAAGCTACTAAAAAGACTACAATTAAGAATGAGGTAGGACAACTTGTAGCAACTTATGTGAAAACAGGAATATTGTATAAGGTCAACTTACAGCCTATTGATATACAAGCTATAAAAAAGACATGGGGCGAGGATATAGAGAGTAAATTTCAGATATATGCAGATGAATTATTAGGTGTTGGAGATATTATTCTAATAAATAGTAAATCATACGAGATAGAAAAGCATATCCCATGGAATAGTTACAATATATACGCAATAAAAGATGTGGAAGTGATAATAAATGCTTAAGACTAACATTGATGGTGTTATGAAGGGAATAGAAAATCATATTGAAGCAGCAGTGCGAGAAATTGAAGTTACAGGAGTAGTTGATTTACAAGCTAATGCACCTGTTGACACAGGAGCTTTAAAAAGAGCAATTGCATTTAAGACTGAAAAAAGTAATGATAAATATGTGATTACTTTTGGGTCAATGTTAAAGTATGCGCCATATACAGAGTTTAGAAATAGTACCTCTAAAGGGTGGATGCGAGATACTTTAAATGAGTTAGATGCTGAAAATATATTAATAAAACATTTAAAGGGGGTAAATGATTGATGAAATTATTGCAACAAGAGATTTATAAATTAATATCAATTGATGATAATAATGTATATTCTGATTATTTACCTTTAAAAGATGAAAATGATATTGATTTAGATTATAGTAGAAATACTTATATAGCTTATATTTTAAAAAATATAGAAGGATTAATTTATAAAGATTCTATAATGTTAGATGTTGAGATCACAAGTGCTTTAGAAAATAGGCTAAAGATAAGAGATAAAGCCATAGAGATAGACAAACTATTGAATAATACATATATATCTAATTGTGATTCTAAGATAATTAGGAGCAATGTTTGGTATATACCATTTAATGACTTAGAAGAAAAGAAAGCTATGGTTACATTGAGTTATAAAATATTTAAATATTAGAAAGGAAGTGTTAAATATGTCTACAGCAACAACTGTAAAGAATAAAAATATATTTGGTTCAGCTAATATTTATTTAGTACCAAGTTTCGATATTGAACAGTTAGATAGTGAGATTGCAGCTAAGTTAATAGAGGCGAATTTATTAGTTCTAACTGATGATGGCACAAATTTTGAGGAAACCAAAGAAATTCATAGCACTCAAATAGCTGGATTTAACGAAAAGAGAGTTCAAGGATTTGAGAATATAATAAGAGCAGAAGGTAAAATAACTGGTTCAGGAAGGCTTGTAAATAAAAAACTGTTAGAAGCATCCTTATATACTAAAGATTCAAACTCATCTACCACATATGAAGTATATACTGTTAAAGAAGGAACTATCACAGATGCTCAATACAATGATATAGTAATGGTTGGAGTAAATAAAGCTGGTGAAAAGGCTCAGATAATAGTATTACATAATGCTTATAATGCTAATTTATCTGTAGAAACTAAGGCATCTGATGATGGTACTTGTAAAATTGAGTTTGTAAGTGCATATGGTTTTGCAAAGTTAAATAAAGTACCATATGAGATTATAACTCTTAATGAAACAGTTTAAATTATTAGAGATTAGCAGAGCTAGTCTCTTTTTTATTATGTTTAGAAAGTGGGAAAGAAAATGATAAATGAAAATAAAGAATTTATAATAACAACTCCAGAGGCTATGGAGATAATAAGAATTATTAAAAAAATTAATATGAAAGATGCTATTTCCAATACTATAAAACAGTTCTCTGATTTAAATGCTAAAAAAGATAATAAATTAACTGAACTTAGAGAGTTGATAATAAAGGATATTGGATTTGAGGTGTATGAGGCATTAACGGAAACAGATAAGGAAGAGACAACGCAGCAAATATTAAATAAAAATCCTCAATTCAAAATAGATTTTGAGCGAATCATGGTTGAGGTTAATAGAGAAATAACAAGGTTAGGTATGGAACTAATCTACGATTTCATAATGAGGATACCTGATGCAGAAAAAGAAATTTACAAATGTTTATCTAAAATATTTAACAAACCTTTAAAAGAAGTTGAAAACCAGGAAATTGATATTACTATAGAGCAGATTAAGGAAATATCTCAAAGTAAGACTTTAATGAGTTTTTTCAACTTAGCAACCAAATAGAAGAGTTAAATAATTCTCTCGTGGGGATTCTCTTTAAATCTGGTTGCTATTCTTATATAGAAAACATGGATTTAGAAGAAGCATTACCGATAATTGAAGGAGTTTATATAGAGTATATGGATTCCAAGCTTTATCAAAGATATTTATTTGATAATATCTTACTTCAACTTGATGGAAAAGGAATGGGGTATTTAGATTACATAAGTGAAGGAAAGAAGTTTGTAAGTAAACCTGATACAGATTATATGAAAGTTAAAGAAACCAACAATAATTTACTACAAAAGTTTAAATTAAATAATGTTTCTATCCAAGGGAGGTGAAAACAATAGATATTTTTAAATTGAAAGGCTCGGTTGAACTTAACAGCAAGGATGTTATAAGCGGTTTGAATGAAATAGATAAAAAAGCTAGATTAACTGATAAGAGTTTAGATGGTATAAGTACTTCATCAGATAAAAGTTCAGCTGCTATGGCTAAGTTGAGTAAAATTGGCAAAAATGCTATGGGTACCATTGATAAGTGGGCTAAAAGAGGAGCTATTGCAGTAGGTGGATTAGCCACAGCATTTATAGGCATGGGAATTAAAAGTAATGCTAGTTTAGAAACTTCGATTACATCATGGACAACTCTTCTAGGCACTCAAGAAGAGGCTAAAAATATGATGGATGAAATCACTAACTATGCAGCTAAAACACCTTTTAGCAAAATGGGTGTAGATGCTATGGCTAAACAACTGCATAATGCAGGATATGAAGGACAAGCAATGTTTGACCAATTAACCAAGTTTGGTAACATGGGAAGTGCTTTTGGAATTCAAGAGGATAGCTTAAAAGAAATGGTAAGACAATATTCTCAAGTACAGATGGCCCAAGTTGCTTATACTGAAGATTTAAATATTCTTCAAGATAGGGGCATACCAATCTATAAAGCATTATCAGAAACGTTAGGAGTATCAGTAGCAGATGTTAAGAAGTTAGCATCAGAAGGTCAATTGAGTGCTGATATATATAATGCAGCTATTGATAGTATCGCAAATAATACAAAAGGGGCTATGGATGCACAGAGTAAGACATTTTCAGGTATGTTAAGTACATTGAAAGATAATATAACTAACATATCCCAGCAAGTTCTAGAGCCTATATTTGAAAGATTATTAGAGTTCATGCCTAAAATACTTGAGGTAACAGATGCCTTTACTCTTGGGATAGATGAAGGAAAAGGTATAGTAGAAAGCATGAAAGATTCTATTATCCAAGTATTTGGAGAGGAAACTTACAATAAAATTATGGGAATAGTTAATGCTGTTAAGTGGCTAACTTTAGCTTATATAGGATTAAAGATAGCAATGTTTATATCAGATATAATAACAGGATTAACTACAGTGTTCGGAGCATTAAAAGGTGTAATGTTAGCAGTTAAAAGCTCAACAATAGCACAAACTATAGCACAGTGGGCTTTAAATAGTGCATTTCTAGCATGCCCAGTAACCTGGGTTGTAGCAGCAATATTAGCAATTATAGCAATATTCGTACTGTTATGGAATAAGTGTGAAGGCTTCAGAAACTTCTGGATAGAGCTATGGGAAATTATTAAAACAGCTTTTGGAGCAGCAAAAGATTGGATAGGAGAAAAGGTAACTTCTTTAGTTGATGGTGCTAAAAATAAATTTGAAGAATTAAAAGACGGGATTATGAAACCAATAAATTGGGCTAAAGATAAACTAAAAGATGCTATAGAGACAATGAAAGATTTCTTTAAATTCGATTGGTCACTTCCTAAGATTAAACTTCCACATTTTAATATATCGGGTAAGTTCAGTTTGAACCCACCTTCTATACCAAAGTTTGGAGTTGATTGGTACTCTAAAGGTGCTATTTTCACACAACCTACGATACTAGGTAATATTGGAGTAGGTGACGCAAATAATGGTCAAGGCTCTAAATCAGAGGCAGTATTACCTATTGATGATTTAAGAGGCATGATTAAAGACTTATTACAAGTTGCAATATCACTTAACATTGATGGTAGGGAATTTACTAGACAAGTTGTTGCACCACATCAAGATGAATTTAATAAATATGTTATAGGGAGGTAGGATATGAACGAATATGAATTAATATTTAATAGCAGAAACTGTACTGAAATAGATTTATATGTTTCAAAATATCCTTCTATCCCTTTATTAACTGAGGAAATAGAGAAAATACCAGTTGAGGGCAGAAATGGAGACTTAACAGTTAAAAAAGGAACATACCAAGATAGAAGCATATCAGTTAAGTTTAGATTATTGGATATGAATAACTACTGGGGCAAATTAGACTTAGTTTATGAATGGCTTACAGATATAACTGATAACAGATTATTATATGATAGGCAAGATAGATGCTTCAGAGTTAAAAATGTAACTTTTGGAGATATCAACAAGCAATTGCAAGTATATGGTGAGTTTGATGTTGAGTTTACTGTGGAGCCTTTTATGGAGGACTTAAACGAGATGAGGGTAAATATATCATCCAGTAACTTTACAGCAGTTTGTCAAGGTAATAGAGGGGCTGAAACGTTATTCATAGTTAATGGACAAGGCAATATTCAAATTACAGTTAATGACGTTACTATGAGTATTAATAATGTTAATGGGTATGTTGAGATTGATAGTAAGCTACTGCAAGTTAGAAATGCAGATGGCACAAGTAAGGATAATGATGCTATTGGTGATTTTGCTAGAATGGTGCCAGGTACAAACAATATTAGTTATATAGGAAATATAAGCAATATAGAATTAATATTTACTAATCAATATAGATAGGAGGGAAAATAGGATGAATAAAAAACAGGTTAAAGTAGCTTATTTTCCTTCTACTGCTTCAAAGGCTAATGTTTTAGGTAGTAATGGAAGAGCTTTAGATAACTACTGTATAAAATGTGAAACTACAGAGGAATTTGGACCTTATGTGATAGATATTACATTTTTAACTCAGGATGATTTGCATGACATATTAAAGGAAGAAGCTATTATAAAAGTTGCTATAGATTATGGATATGAAGTATTTAGAATATCTAAAGTTAATGTAGGTACTAGATATATTGAGGTAGTAGGTAGGCAGATAACAATAGCTGATAGTTTAACATTGTGGTTAGAAGATGTAAGACCGACCAATTTAAATGGAACTGCAGCTTGTAATTATTTGTTGACTAACTCAGAAGGTAGAAGAAAAGATATTCAAATATCATCAGATATTAGTACTCAAAGTACTGCTTATTACCAACAAATGAGTTTATATAAGGCTTTATATGATTGTGATCAGTCTTTTATTAACAGATGGGGTGGCGAGACATTAAGGAGAGCTTATACACTTTACATGAACACAAGAATAGGTTCTGATAGAGGGTTTAGTATTAGGGAGGGTAAAAACCTTGCTAAAGATGGATTTCAAGGTTCTACAAATATAGATAAGCTTGTAACCAGGGCGAAAGGTAAAGGCTTCAATGGTATTCAAGGGGATTACATTCATAGTCCTTTAATTGACAGCTATAACAGTGTTTATACTGATGTTATAGAGTATCAGGATGTAAAAGTTAAAGATGAAAGCTCAGATGAAGGATTTGATACTATAGAAGAGGCACAAGCTGAATTAAACAGAAGGGTTCAAGAAGAGTTCTCTAAGAATGGTATAGATAAAATTAAAGCTAGTTATAATATTAACTTCGTACAACTTGAGAAAACAGAAGAGTATAAAAACTATATTATAGCTGAAAGACTTTTTTTAGGAGATACAATTAGAGTTTACATACCAAAGCTAGATACAGATATTAAAGTAAGAGCAATATCTAAAAGGTATGATGTTCTAGCACAAAAGACAATAGAGGTTAAATTAAGCAATTATGCTGAGTCAAAGCCATTAACTATTAGTCAGATTATAGATAGACTTGAAAGTATGGATAGCACAGAGAGTATTCTGCAAATGGCTAAAGATGCTGCTACATCCTTGATTAAAGGTGGTATGAAAAACTCTTATGTTGTTGTAAGAGAAAATGAAATCTTAATAATGGACACTAAAGATATTAATACAGCAACTAAAGTGTGGAGGTTCAATTCTGGTGGACTTGGATATTCCAGCACTGGCTATAATGGTGAATATGGACTTGCAATGACTATTGATGGACAGATAGTGGCTGACTTTATAACTACTGGTGTACTTAATGCTAACTTAATTAAAACAGGAGTTCTTTCTAGTATTGATGGAAGTATAACTATTAACTTAGCTAATGGAGAGTTTAAATCATCATTGAATGATGGAAGTGAGATTGTGATAAGTCCAAGGGATGGCTTTTATAATAAATTTGGTACAAGCAAAAGGGGGTATCATCACTTGAATTATAGTAAATTAATCAAATTTCCCGCCGATTCTATGGGTGGATATTCTACCGTAGATGTTCAGTTACCTGCAGAATTTAAAGGTAAAACATTGCAAATATCAACATCGGTTAAAAGATTAGTATGCGATGGAGCTGGAGTTACAAATGGAGCTTTAAATTTAGTTGATTCTTTTGTTGAGTATAATGCTACAACTAATACTGCCAAAGTTTATGGGCTTTTAAAGGTTGTTAATCTAGACAATAAGCAACTAGTAAATATGAACCAGTACTTAGAGGTCCAACTTGAAGTAATAGCTTAGGAGGTGAGACATTATATGAATACTAAAACAATTAAATTAGACATAAACAAAAGATTATATGAGAAGATAACAGCAAAGCAAGGAGATACGAAGAGTAGATTCTTGCTTTTTCATTTGCTAGATGGAGCAAGTCCGTTTAGCTTAGTAAATAGAACTGTAAGAGTATATGGTTTAAAGCCTGATAAAAAGGAGATATTTAATGATTTAAAAATAGTTGATGCTAACAAAGGACATTGTGAATTAGAATTGACAAACCAGGCATTAGCTATAATAGGTGATCTAGATTTAGAGTTAGCTATTTATGAAGGGGAAAGCAAATTAACATCAATTCCTTTTACTGTAGATGTACTTAAAAGTATAAATTCAACAAATGCGATAGAAAGCAGCAATGAATATAAAGCTTTAGATAGATCCTTAACTAAAGTTGAAGAATGGAATAATGAATTTGCTGATAAGAGTGGCAAATTAGAGCAACTTTACACAGAAAGATTGAATGGTATTGATTCGCAATTGGCTGAAAAAGCGAAACAAGTTGATTTAAATACTACTAATATAAAAGTTGCAAACTTGGAAACTTTAAAAGCAAATAAAACCGATTTGACTAGTAACAAAATTTTTAAAGGTTCCGATACAACTGCAAACATATTATTAAAAGTTGGCGAAAATGGAGATTATTATTATTCAACCGATGAAATGGTGTATTATTTAAAAAGTGATAGTGGGTGGATAAATATAGGATATGGGGATAATAAAATAAATTCTATAGTATTAAATAAAACTCCTATTATAGAAGTAAATAAATATTTATCATATACAGGAATACTAAGTATACAGAATGTAGACTTTACATTGACTTCAATTGACGTTATAGAAGGTGAAAGATATGAATTAATAGGACAAATAGTTGATGGTTGCAGATTATATGGTTTTTACAAAGATAATGTAAAAATATCTATATTCCCAAGTGACACTTCAAAATACCCATTGACACAGGTGCATAATGTAGTTACGATTCCCAAAGGTGTAAACAAGCTATATGTATCTTCATATAGATATTCTATAGTTATAAACAAATTACCCGTTTTAGAAAATCATGCTCATGAACTTAGTGAAAGTATTGAACAGATGAATGAAAAAATAAAAATAAATGATTATCTTTCAGATAATATCCAATTAGTCGAAGAAAATAGATATGTTGATACAATAGGGAATTTTTCACCATTAACCAATATAAATTTTAGGTCTATTGAGATTAGTGTAAATGAAGGAGAACGATATCTTATTAAAGGTGATTGTACTACAGCTCAACGTCTTTATTCTTTAGTTGATGATAATAATAAAGTTATAACTGTGTATCCCGATACAACCGAATCTTTACCGACAACTTCATTTATTGAACTTGTTAATATACCTAAAGGTTGCGTTAGGTTAAGAGTTTGTTCATATAAGGATTTTAATAGTAATTTAAAACAAATTCCTATTGTTAAGATGCCTGCTAAGGAAGAAATAAAAGAAATAGCAAATGAAAACACGTTATTAGTACAGAAGGTATTTTGTATTGGTGATAGTTTAACTAGTGGAGCATATTACGATACGATTTATAATGGTAAATCTATTAAAGAAAGTTATCCGTACTATTTATCAAAAAAAATGAGATGTAGTATAGTTAATGGCGGATGGAGTGGATATTCTGCAAGTGAATGGTGGAATACTGCATTGCCTAAATATGACTTATCGTTATATGACACTTTTATAATTTGGTTAGGTACTAATAATGGTTTAACTGATACATTAGCAACAGATGTAGACCCTTTTACAAACTACAATAATTTTGCATTAACAGAAACAGGATATTACTGTAAAATAATAAACAAAATAAAAGAAGTTTCACCTAATGCTAATATTTTTCTAGTATCTATTTTTGCAAGTAAAGGTAATGTTCCAACTACAAATACAGTTATTGAAAAGATTTCAGTTAAATATGGAACAGGCTATATAAATATAAATTCAGATGGTAAATTATATCCTAGTGACATTTACCATCCATTCGGAAATGCAGTACACTTTGGGAAGATTGGGAATTTAGAGGTCGCTACAAGGATATACAATTTTATAAATGAGTATATATCTACTCATCCAACTAATTTCGAAAAAGTTCTTTTGGGTGAAAGAACACAAGGAAGTTTAACTGAATAATTCACAATAGATTTAAATTACGAACTAAAATGGTCTTTACATTTTAATTCTTATTATGTAAAATATAGTTAATGGGGTAATTGTTATTCCAGAAGTGGAAGAGGGGGTCGGGCTTATAAGTAGAGGAGACGATGCGGCCGCCATTTACTGGTGCGAAACAAACCTGGAGTACCTTGGGCTTTTAAATAAAGAACAAGGGAGGAATGGTATCATGGATAAAGCTTTTCATGAAATAATACAGTTATTAACAATTGTGTTACTAATACTTATCTTTAGGTAGATACATAGTCGTCTCTGAACTTATATAGAATAAAATACATCAGGTGATTTAAGAGATTAGCACAGCTAGTCTCTTTTTTATACTTAAAATTAGGAGGTGCAGTGTGAGCGATTCAGATGCAATGCAAGAAGTTAGAGAAACTGTCATTGAGATAAAAGGAATACTTAAAAATATGAGTGATACAACAGAACTAAAGTTAAAGAATTTTGAAGAAAAGATTAAGGTAGCTAATAATCGTATAGCTGATCTTGAGGATACAAATAAATGGTTATGGAGAGCCTTTGCTGGGACTATAGTAAGTTCGGTGATGGCTCTTTTAATTAATATTAAATTTTAAGGAGAGATGTAGAATGGAAAATTTATTAACTTTCATACCAGAATTTTTATTAATCGTTATTGTTGCAACTTATGTTGTAGGTGTATTTCTTAAGAAAATAGAGAGTGTACCAGATAAGTATATAACTTCTCTATTAATGCTATTTGGTATTACCTTTGCAGTGCTACTTAATATAATTAATGCAAAATATAAAATAGCTTTAGACGTTATTGTCAATGGAATATTACAAGGTATTTTATGTTGGGGAGTAGCTGTAGGTATAAACCAGACAAGCAAGCAGCTTAAAAAATCAGAGTAGATTAATGTCTACTCTTTTTATTTTAAATTCAAATTTTAGGAGGAATGTATATGTTAATTCAAAGATTAATTTCATCAGATAAATATGGTATTAAATGTCCTTACGTTATGGATCCTATAGGTATTTGTATTCATAACACTGCTAATGATGCTTCGGCAGCTAATGAGGTTGCATATATGCAGAGAAACAACAATGAGGTTAGTTTTCATATAGCTATAGATGATAAAGAAGCTATTCAAGGTTTACCTTTTAATCGTAATGCTTGGGCTGCAGGTGATGGTAATGGACAAGGCAATAGAAAATATATTCATATAGAGATTTGTTATTCTAAATCAGGAGGACATAAATTTGAAGCAGCAGAGAAGAGAGCAGCTCAAGAAGTAGCAGCATTATTAAAGCAATATGGATGGGGAATAGATAGAGTTACGAAGCATCAAGACTTTAGTGGAAAATATTGTCCTCACAGAACCTTAGATATGGGGTGGCAAAGATTTTTAAACATGATTCAGGCCGAATTGAATGGAGCATCACAAGAAAATGGAGAGCTTTATAGAGTAAGAAAATCATGGGGTGATGCAGCAAGTCAAAAAGGAGCCTATTCCATTAAAGAAAATGCCATAGCTGAATGTAAAAACCATAGTGGATATAATGTATATGATAGTAATGGTAATTGTGTATATTCAAATGGGGGATCTCAACCATCACAACCTACACCAACTAAAGAAAAAATTGATTTATTTAGTAGAGTAGCTGTAAAAGGTAGAGGTTCAAAGTACTATGATTGGGTAAAGAACTTAACTGACTATACTGGAGATATGAAAAATCCTTGTTGCCTATTTATGGCTTACCCAACTAAAGGAGAGGTGCGCTTTAGGGTATCTCCTATAAGTGAGGGAAGATATTATTCAGAGGTACAAAACTATTATTCTTCAAAAGGGATTTATGATGAAGCAGGACTTCCAAACGTACCATTTGATAAAATTCAAATGAGATTTGATTTACCAGGTTACAAAATTAGATATCGTGCAATGTGCAATGGTTGTTGGTTAGATTGGGTTGAGAATGGAAATTCATATATGGAAGGTCACAATGGGTATGCAGGATTAGGAGATGGAACACCTATAACTGCAATAGAATGTGAAATTGTG